CTAAGAAGGCCACCTGGTCTTTCGCACGAACAAGGCCAGACTGTAAGTACCTCTGATCTAAGAGGAAGCTCTGGAATATTACAGTTATCAGATCTATGTATTAGTGCTGAAAGGAATCAGCAGTCGGAAAGTAATGCAGAAAGAGCAGAACTACAGCTACGAGTTTTGAAGAATAGACATACAGGGATGACAGGACCAATAGATAAATTATTGTATGACCAAAGCACAGGAAGACTTGTAGTACCCATGTCCACTTACTTCGGAAACTAATGACTTTACTAATTGATGCTGATTGGCTTTTGTATTCTTCATGTTGTTCTTGTGAACAGGACATCAAATGGGATGATAATTTGCATACTCTGCATGCTGATGAAAGAGATGTCCATGAAATGATTGATGGCAGAGTCGCTTACTATCAGACTATTGCTGAAGGAGATAAAGATGTTGTTATGTGTTTTACTGAGTACCCAACTTTTAGACATACGATATATCCAGAGTACAAAGCTAATAGAAAACATAAAAGAAAACCGTTAGCCTTTAAGAAAGTAGTAGAACAGGTAAGAGAAAGATACGAATCAAAAAGTTTTGATGGACTTGAAGGGGATGATGTTATGGCTTTGCTTGCTACATCTAAACAATACGACAACCCAATAGTAGTTTCAGTGGATAAAGATATGAGATCTGTACCCTGTACTCTCTTAGCAGGTGATGATCTTGAACTTATAACCAAACGTAAGGCTGATAGACATTGGATGATACAAGCTCTTACAGGTGACAGTACAGATAACTATTTTGGTATAGATAAAGTAGGACCAGTAACAGCAGAAAAGATATTAGGTGAAGCTAAAACACTGGAACAGATGTGGGAGAAGGTCGTAGCTGCTTATGAAAAAAAGAAATATGACTTTGCTGATGCTGTATTAAATGCACAGCTTGCAAGAATATTGAGACATGGAGACTTTGATTACAAGACAGGAGAAGTATCTCTCTGGACTCCATAAAAAAACACCAACAACGCAGTAGCATGGGCTGTTAGTGCTTTTTTGTGAAGTAAAAGGAATCTCCTTTCGTTCAACACCTTATCACATAAATTTAAACCTGCTATACTTTATTGGCAAAAGTGAACTACAATACATATAAATCTTATTAATCATGGCATCTGAAAAACTACCAGTTATTACAGATGAATTGATTTTTGCCTTAGATCAAATTTTTCCACACCGTCATCCTGACTTGTCTTTATCTGATAGAGAGATATGGTATAAATCAGGGCAACGGTATGTTGTTGATTATTTAATTGAACAACAGGCAAGGCAAAAAGATACCATGCTCACTAAATCAGTTCTGGAGAATTAGCTATGTGTTTCTTTTCATCTAAACCACCAAAATTACCAGAGCCTGTAGAAACGCCTCCTAAACCAGAAAAGACTGCTGAACGTGTAGTGCTTGGACAAAAAAGAACTTCAGTTGATAAACCAAAAACATCAAAACGTAAAAATATCGTAAGAAGTTTAGGTACATCTTCATTAAGAATACCTTTAGCTACAGGTAGGGGTTCTGGAAATTTAAACTATTAATTTAAATGGAGTATTTAACACCTGGCAAGACTGCTGCTGGCAGATATGCACAGCTAGAAAGTAATAGGTCTAGTTATTATGATGACGCAAAAGATTGCAGTAAATTAACTATACCTACTCTTATACCAGAGACAGCTACAGGTACTAGAGCAAATACAAAAACTCCCTTTCAGGCAGTAGGAGCTAGAGGTGTTAATAGTCTTGCATCTAAACTTTTATTTGCTTTACTTCCTCCATCAACAGCTTTTTTTAAACTAAGTATTGATAGTCTTGAATTGTTAAAACAAGGACAGGAAGGATTAGAAACTGAAATAGATAAAGGATTACGAACAATAGAATCAGCTTTGATGAATGAGATAGAAATATCTAATGACAGAGTTGCAATGTTTGAAGCGTTAAAACATCTAATAGTTGGTGGTAATGCTCTTCTCTATTTAACAGATAAAGGATTAAAAGTTTACCCACTTTCAAAGTTTGTTTGCAAAAGAGATGCAGTCGGTAACGTCTTAGAAATTATTACAAAAGAATCAGTACATCCTCAAGCTTTACCTGCTGAATTTATTGAACAGATAAGACAGAAAGAAAACTATGATGCTGAAGAGATGGATAGTGATCTTGATATATACACTTATGTTAAAAGAGTTGATGATAATCATTTTTGGTATCAGGAATGTAAAGGAGAAAAGATACCAGGGACTGATGGTAAGTCTAAATTAGATGTATCTCCCTGGATCGTATTACGTTTTATCAGATGTGATGGAGAAGATTTTGGTCGTGGATATGTTTCTGAGTACAAAGGGGACTTGATCAGTTTAGAAGCTTTGATGCAGGCAATTATAGAAGGTGCAGCAGCATCAGCTAAAACTTTATTCCTTGTAAATCCTAATGGTGTAACCAGAGCCGCAACACTAGCCAAAGCCCCCAACGGTGCGATAAGAGAAGGATCTGCACAAGATATTTCTGTGATGCAGGTAGGTAAGGCTGGTGACTTTAGTGTGTCTCAAGCTGTCATACAAACTATTACAGGAAGACTTGAATATGCTTTCCTTATGGCTAGGTCTGTACAGAGAGATGCAGAAAGAGTAACAGCAGCAGAAGTTACCATGATGGCCAACGAACTAGAGAATAGTCTTGGTGGTATCTACTCCATACTTACCCAAGAGTTTCAACTACCATATCTAAAACGTAGGATGCATATGCTTGTCCGTTCTGGTAAAGCTCCAAAACTACCAGAGAAATTAGTGAAACCTAAGATTGTTACTGGTGTTCAAGGACTTGGTAGAGGTAATGATCGTAATAAGCTTGTTGAATTTATCGGCACAGTAAGTCAAGCTCTTGGTCCAGATATTATGCGTCAATACATGAACGTGGACGAAGCCATAAAACGCTTGGCAAATTCAATCGGGATAGATACTGCTAACCTAGTGAAGACACAGGAAGAGATACAGGCTGAGATGCAAGCTATGCAACAGCAACAGCTTATTCAAAGTCTAGGACCTGCTGCTCTTGGATCACCACTTCTTGATCCTAAAAACAATGCTCAAGCACAACAACTAACGGAGGAAGCAAATGCCCAACAAGAAGTCTAGTTCTCGTAAAAGAGATGAGAACGGTAAATTTATACCTGCAAAAGCAGTTGTAAGTAAACTAGGTGTTAGTGATGAAAATCCTGTTTCTGCGAAGAAAGGGGATGTCAAAACTAGACATGGCAGTACAATTACAACTAACTAGGTAACTATCTTATGGCACAAGCACAAGTCGCAGTAAATGAAACTCCTCCTATGTCTGAAGGAGATTTGGAAACTCTTGCAAAAAATGAGACAGATGAAAATGGTCTTATTCTTGGTAAGTTTAAATCTGTTGAAGATCTAGCTGCTAGTTATAAAGAACTAGAAGGTAAGTTAGGTAGTCAATCAAAGGAAGAAACACAAGAAGAAGCTACTTCAGAAGAGACTGAAACAACAGAGTTTAATGCTAATGAGTATTATGGTGAAGGTTTAGCTGAAGTATTAACTGAAGCACAAATAGATCCTCAAGATATATCAACACGATTTCAAGAATCTGGTGAAATATCAGAAGATGATTATACAAAATTAGAAGGTGCTGGTTTCTCCAGACAGGTTATAGATACATATCTTGATGGATTAAGAGGTACATCTGGTGATACTGCTGAAATAGCAACAGCAGAAATAGAAAGCATAAAAAATTCTGTAGGTGGTGATGATAACTATACGAAGATGACAGCCTGGGCTCAACAAAACTTATCAGATCAAGATGGTCAGGCTTTTAATGATTTAATGGAACAAGGTAACGCTGCTCAAATTAGAATGGCAGTACAAGGTCTTTATTCACAATACACAAAGACGTTTAGGTGATAGTGATGTCTTTTCTACTAGATAATTAGTCATGCCTTATTCTAAAAAACAAATGAAAATCGCTAGAGTTGCAAAACCTAGAGATAAAATAACAAGAGAAGATCTTATGATCTTAAGAAAGAAACCTAAAAAAAATGTCAAGAGATAGTCTCAAGATAAAAAAGGTACATAAGAATCCTACTGGTGGTTTATCACAGAAGGGTAGAGACTATATAAATAGAAAAACTGGTAGCAAATTAAAACGACCTGTCACTAAAAAATCAGGTCTTACTAAATCAGAAAAAGGAAGAAAAAAATCTTTCTGTGCAAGGATGGGAGGTGTTGAAGGACCAATGAAAAAACCTAATGGTGAACCAACTCGTAAAGCACTTGCTTTAAGAAAGTGGAATTGTTAATAATTTTTTGTTAGTATTTCAATAACTTCTATAAACATTTCTCAATATCAAAGTGCCTGATGCGTCAGACAACGCTGAGAGAACGGAAGGGCTACACAGAAGTTCCAAAGTAAACTATTAATCTAAGGA